GTCGTGACGCTCTCGGTATCGTGCATCATGTTCTCCTTGTTCTTTATCGAGAGCATCGATCAGGGCACCCAGGCGAGCATTATCAGCCTCATATTTCTCGATCTGCTCGTTCTTCTGGGCAATGATCGCGTCGTTGTTCTTCTTCAGCTCCTCCTGGTGAGCCCGCGTGAGGGCAATGGCCTGCTCGGTCAGACGAATGTCTGTATCAACTTCCCCGATTTCGCTCTTGTTCGTAGACGCCATATCCTTGAGGAGGACGTTCATGGTCGAGAATATCTGGATGTCCAGAAGGTCCTCGATCACCTCACGACGCTGAGCCGGGTTGAGTTGCATGAACGGCGTGAAGTTCGCCGGTCCCAAGACGACGATCTGGCAGAACGTACGATGGTTCATCTTCAGGATATTTTTTTCAAGAATATCCTGATAGTCCTTGTTCTCGGCAGACTGATTGATCAGCGTGCCGTCCTGAAAGATTTCAAAGACATTGGGCTTCATGCCCCGCCGCACGAGGTATTCCCGCGAATTGGTCGAAAACTCGATCTCGACCAGGAGACCCTTGGTATTGATCGAGTTGACCAGGGACGGCTTATTGATCTTGCGGAATGCCTTATTGAACAGAACGAACGAGAGGGCATCGATGACCGTGGACTTCCCTGATCCGTTTTGTCCACAGATCAAGGTCGTGCCCGACGCATTGAGGTCGATTTCCGTAAACAGATTGCCCGATGAAAGGAAGTTTTGGTATCTTACCTTCTTAAACGTAATCACTGGCAGGTATTCCCCTTCCAGTTCAGGTTGAATTCCTTACAGGCCTTGACCATGCGGAGGGTGCGAGCATCGTCGTAATCAACAATCGCGACGACAGCAACAGCCGCAAACGCAAAAATTATGATCGCGAGTACTGCCGCAAAAATGTACGTCTTCACAACGTCTGTCATTTCACACCTCCAGGGAAATGGCCCGATTGTACAGGCCCACGAACAGGTTCTTCAGAGCATCCTTATCAACGGACACGGACTCCAGGCGATCTACGGCCTTGGAGATCGTAGCCAGGGTGCCCTCGGTCTGATCGGGGGCATCGGCGATCTGATACTCTTTCTGGGTCTGATCGATGATCTTCAGGTCATACAGACCCTTGGATTCGAGGTGGGCAATGAAGAGGTCGAACCAGTATGGGTTCGTCTTCTCCTCGACGATCACCCGACAGTATACCCCCGCGAAATGCATCCTGTCAATCATTTCCAGGAGGCTCTTGAGTTCCTGTCCCTTATCGTTGTAAACTACCCGCTGGAACAGGGAATATGGGTTCTGAATAAATTCCAAATCCAGGGTATCGGTGTCCAGGATGTGGAAGCCACGCGGGCACCCGTAATCGTTCCAGGTCATCTCCCACGGGGCACCGACATACACGATGTTGTCCTGCCGCGACTTCTTGTGGAAGTGACCCGTGATCACGAGCTTGAATTTGGAAAACATAGACTTGTCGAGGCCATGCGTACACAGTTGACCGGCATGCATCTCAAAGCCTGCCAGCTCAAGGTGAGCCACACAGATGTCGGCATCTGACTTCTCGATAGCCCCCTTGGTCTCTTCCATGTTCTCGGCGTTGATCCAAGGAAGGAAGAGGTACTTCTTATCACCAATCGTGAAATGGGCGGGTGACCAGATATCAAAGATATCACCTTGGCCATCCAACAGCTCGGAGAGGGCGTTTATCTGATTGGTATTTTTATGAAACACATCGTGGTTGCCCGCCAGGATGGTGAACGAACAACCACGAAGAGGCTCAAAGAAGTCCTTCTTCATGCGATGGAGGGTGTTGAAATTGATGTACTTTCGCCGATCCACCAGATCGCCCGGAATGATGATGTTCGAGATATTCCGAGCCGCTAGGGTTGGAATAAAAACATCATCCAGGAACTTCTTCTGGTGGTCCAAAAACATTACAGCGTCCCCACGGACGCCATAATGCAAATCGCTTATGATACAAACCTTCAAAGATCACTTCCTCTTGGCTGGAATGTACTTGGACAGCTCGGTCTTGTACTGGTTGATCGCCGTCGTACAGGCATCGCGAATACGTTCCAGGGTCATGCAGTAGGACTCACGTTGGAACGGGGCGGCAGACTTATTGGCCAGCTTCTCGATGTAGTCCACGACAATCGGCGGGAGAAGGTTCTTCTTGTTCTGGTTCATGACACACAATCCTTTTTTGGTACGAAAAATGTCGTGACTGTATTGGCAATTTTAGCCGGGGCTTTTTTCTTAGTCAATTGCCTTTCTTCATAATCACGAACGAATTCGGCAATGTGGGGTCGCCGTTTCATTTCATCAAGCGACATCGTGTCGAGCTGCATCTTGTAATTGTTGTATCGCCTCCGGTTCTCATTCTCGATTTTCCGAATGAACGCATTTTTGATGATCTGGGTAAAATAGGCAAACGGGTTGTTCGATTTCTCGGGATTGAAGTTGTCGATGTACTGGAGGCAATTCGTAATTCCCTCAAGGATCATCTCGTCCTTATAGGAATATCGCCAGAATTGAGGCTTGTTCGACAGTTTGGAGGCAATGAGCATCAGACACTCGCCTACGTAATTGGGCACAGGAGGCTTTGGGGAGCCCGTACAGCGGGATTTAGCGACCTCTGTGTGGTACCCTACCATCACCTCGAATAAACGCTTGTTATTTACATAGTTTTTTTTGGCCATCGTGCTCACTTTTTCCTTGACAGATTTTTCAACGACCGTATAATGGCAAATGCCAGCAGAAAACAGTTAGGTACAGTGGTGTACTACTGTGTAATAGAGCCTCCTTTGGAGGCCAGTGATCAGTGAGGGGTATCGTTACCCTTGTGAATGAAACGGGTAGGAGTAGCATCAGAGACTACAGGCCCAGTGATCCCATTCATCGTATCGGTAGCTTCAACCAATTGATCGAAGAGTCGCGAAGCGACCTTATCAGAAGCTTTCACACAAGCGTAATAGTATCCCTTCATGGCATCATGCACGGGATAGTTGAGGGTCACATCAGCTCGCTTCAGCTCAACATAATGTTCATTTCCAAAGGAACAGAACCGGTTGAGAACGACACCTGAAGAACCCGTATTGGGGTCCATCCAATTGTCCAGGATCATCGGGAAATCGACACAAACAACGGTGTCCGTTTCACCAACCACATCGCCGATCAGTTCATCACCATTGACGAGCTTGAGGTGTTGGATGTTTTCGGTCATGGTTTGAACTCCACGTTGAGTAGCTTGTACGAGAATTTCTCGGAGTTGTAGATTTTCACCCGCTCCAAGAGATGTAGGAGAGTGTAGTTTTTCTTTGATTTCCAGGACAGGTCATCGGCGATATCGTACAGGATGGCCTTCTCTTTGTAGTTGGACTTACGGAGGACGCGACCAATCGACTGGAGCAGTGGTATGCGGGCCTTGAGCGGCGAGCCCAGAATGAGGTTGTGCAGACGCTTGATATTTATACCCGTCGAAAAGGTCTTGAACGAGGCGACAATGATCGCGTTCTCGGCATTCTCGACTTCCCCGCGAATATCGTTGCGGATTTCACCATCCACGTCGCCGTACACTAGATAAACGGGCCGCGTATCACCAACCTGTTCCTTGATCATCTCATAGAGCGGGATACCGTGCTTCTCGACCAGTCGGAACAGGATCAGTGTATTGCCTTCCAGTTTCTGAGCCAGAGAGGCAATGAACTTCCGCCGTTTCTGGGACGTGACGATATAGTCCAGCTCCTGGGCATACGTCATCTTCAGCTTGGCCATCGACTTTCGCACGTCTTCGGGATACTTGAGGACAATCGCCTTGATAGCGAGAGCCGACAGGAAGCCTTCTTCCATAAGTTTGAAAGATTCAGTAACCTGCTTGACGGGACCGAACAGACCCTCGATCACCAGCTTGTTGAGCGTCGTGCCGTCCAGGGTGCCCGTGAAGCCAATACGAATGTCACATTGGGTCATCTTCTCCATGATGCCCTTGAGCTTGTCGGCCTTGGCACCATGCACCTCATCGACGATCACGGCCTCATACTGACTGAACCACTCGGGGCTCTCCTTGTAGATCGATTGCCACGTCGAGACTGTGATGCGGGCGTCAGAGAACTTGTCCTGACCCTGATAGATCATGTGTACATCGCCCTGGTAACCGTAATCCTTGATGTCCATGGCCATCTGACGGACAAGACCCGTGTCGGGCACGATCAGGAGCGTCTTGACATTGAAGTACCGGTACAGGGCATAGATCATGAACGATTTGCCTGATGCCGTGGGGGAGAGCATCGTACGGCGGCGAGACATGATGGCGGCACGGATCGAATCGACCTGATATTCACGTCGCTCGATGTGTGGCGGAATGTTCAGGGTATCGAGAAAGGTATTCACCTCCTCGACCGTGATATCATTGACCGGGAAATCTTCTTTCTTCAGGGAGACCGGATAATCGTTTCGCTTGGCGAATTCGAGGAGCGAGTACAGCAGACCGGCATAGAGGAGCTTAGTCTGGCGATTGTACAGCTTGATGTCCCCGTTCCAGCCCGCACGGCCAGCCGGGGTGAACCTAAAGTTCGGGATTTTGAAGGTGAACGTGTCCTGAATTTCCCGTTCAATCGACGGGTCAGAGGTCACACGAATGTAGACGGAATTGACTTTCTCAATACGAATCATTATCACCCACCACTCATGTATTTCCGATCATCGAGCATGTTGCGAATCGAATAGGACCGGTTGTTCAGTTGCTTGAGGATTTCCTTCAGCAGCTCGACCTTTTCCTCCTGGACACCGATGGCCAATTCAGCCTGTACGATCTCCTTGTCCTTGGCGAGGTAGTTGGCGATATCCGCCTTGAGGAGTCTTCCCTTGGGTGGTACCTGCCAGCCCTTCTCCTTCATGACCTCGACAGTCGGGTTCTGTAGGAAGTCTTCCTTATCGGCCCGCAGCTTGGCATACACCGTACGTTTGGCTCTCAGTGCTGCCGACTCAATTGATTTATACTTGACGTATTTGGCGAGCTGGCGAATGGCCTTGTGCTGTTCCTCGAACAAATCGAGCGGATTGAACGAGGCACAATCGGCAGACCATTCCTCGGCAATTTCTTCCAGTTTCATTACCTATTTCCCCTTGCCATACAACCGAGTAATTGTATGGCAAATGTATCATGTGGTCAAGCAATAACTCGCTGAATTGAATAATTACGATAGCGAAATGTCGCCGCTGCATCGAGGAATTCAACTGAACGTGGAGTCGAATCGAAGATCAGCGAAGAAACGGAAATGGGATATGCATCGCGGAACGTGATTTCCCAGGTCGGATTTCTTGATGAAGACAGGATCATGAGCGACATATCCGAAACGAGACCTTCGCCGGTCCAGATTGGCTTGCCTGAAATCTCCTTGTATTCATCGAAGTTGTTGGGGAAGCCCAGCTCCGTTATCCAGGTGTGAATCTCCAGGTAATTCTGAAGGTCTTCATCGACCTTGTAGTTGATCATCAGATCGTCGTAATCGAGGTGATCACCGGCATATGGGATTTTGACGAACGGGTTACCCGTCTCGACCGGGGACAGAGCGATGCCCGGGAGATTGATGTTCTGGATAAAGAAGTTGACATTCGGGCACTTCTTGATCTGGAAGCGGAAATTGATCGGACTGAGAAAATTACGATCTTCTGGAATATTCGTGAGAGCTGTCATTTCTTGTCCTTCTTGGAAGGAGCCTCAACCTTGATATTACCCGATCCAAACCATGAATTGGTCTGGGGCGTCGGGTTCCGGTTATTTATCGTGAAACGGCCACCGGAATAGTAATCACGGGGACGTTCTGCAGCCCATTCAGCTTCGGGTTTGATCTCGCGACCACGAGCCTGGGACATTCGTTTGTCGTTCTGTGGCATCGTCAGCTTACCGCGAGCTGCATCGGCATGATCGTCGTTCCAGCCATAGGACGTGTGGAAATTGCCCATCTTGGACTTGGGTAGCTCGGACGGTATACGCTCGGCATGTGGATCAGAGAGAGCAGAATGTACGGCTCGCTCGATGTTCTTGGCCCTCACATGATCATCACCCAGCTTGGCACCACCTACAGCACCAGCCACGAGGCCAGCCGCCATGACGGCACCGAGCTTCTTCTTGAAGCTTTCGTTCAACTCTTCCTGTTCAACAAATTCCTTGAATGAGATCATTGTTATTCCCCAGAATGATACTTTTTTGTTGCCGCTTCGATATCCGACAACTTTATGACATGGGCGTGCACATCGGACTTACCTTGAATGTGTGCCGCAGAAATTCTGTGGTTGCCATCCCACACGTGGTATAGATTACTTTTTTCATCATGGATCAGGATGGCAGGCTTACCATCATCGTGTTCGATTTTCTTACGAACGCCAAAATGGTTGACATCGTATTGATCTGTTCTGATCTTATGGAGAGGAACACGCGTGGGTTTTGA